AGATACATCTACATCGTTCAAAGAAGCAACCTAGTCTTTGTCACGTAGTAGCTGTACTTTTTCCGTGTACTCATCACAAGTATTTAGGAATTACCAAAACTCCTGAAGGAATGGAGGGTGATTTCCGTCGAGCTGATACAGTTAAGATTTGGAATCCCACATACTATTCGGTCAGCGACCGAGAAGGATGTTTCTCTTGTCCAAGTAACGAAGGAATGTGGCTTCATGACCTTCCTCGTTTGGATGAATTAAAAGAGATAGAAGAGGAGGTTGATTGAAAACCATCTTCGTTAGACATAAGAAAAAGAAAATACTCATCAAGAAAGATAGAACAGTCAAAGAGATTGCTTGGTTAGCAGGGATTCTAGAAGGAGAGGGTTGTTTTGATTTCGCAAACGGCCATCCCAGAATCAAAGTAAAAATGACTGACGAAGATATCGTTACTAGAGTCGCTAAACTATTTAACCGTGTTCATAACGGTGGTGCCTACAATACTAAGAGCTGGCACAAAATAGTTTACGAAACATCTTGTCGTGGTCCGTGGGCTATAGGTTGGATGCAAACCATTTACCCTTTTATGGGTAATAGAAGAAGGGAGAAGATAAGGAGTATCATATACAGATACTCAAACAGAGACATCGCCCCTGTCCTCGATTTAGGTCAGTCGAGCTTTAGTTGACAAGTGGTGACGGTTGTGATACAATGGTCTTAGTAGGGCGGGGTGTTCCCGTCCACTAATTCGGTGAAATGAGAAAAAGGTAAAAGGAAAAAGAAATGTCTATTGAACTCGTACAGATGTCGAAGAATACCCGTGGTAAGGATTCGCGCACTATTACTTTCATGGGTATCGGACGCCCAGTTGAACGTACTATTGCTCGCGAAACAGATGAAGAGGGAAAGCCTCTCGGTAAAGACGCTGCTGGTAATCAGATTACCCGCGATGAAGTAGTTACAGAGATGACTCATGTTGGAGTAGTTACTTCACTTGAAGATGCTCTGGAACTCGTTGGTGGAGATACACAGCGTTTTCTGGATGATTTTGCATTCGGATTCAATCGTGAAGCTTATCAGAACGAAGCTGATAAGGATGAATTGGACCCGTATGTTGAAGGTCTGGACCCGAAGGCTGCAAAAGCACGAAAGACTGTCATTCGTGGACTTGCAAAGACTCTCAACATGGGAGTTTTGGATGCAGCAGAGATTGTCAAGGCTGCTGCTGTCGAAGCTGCTGCGTAATAGAGCTAAAGATTGGGAGGGACAGAATATCGTCCCTCTCAATATCTTTTTTTGTTTTAGTTATAGTTAAAGTTCACGCTAATTGAAACAAATAAGGAGCAAACAGTGACTCAGAAACGTGCAGATACCTACGAAGAGTTCTTCAAAGGTTGTAACGATAACCAGCGTGCTTTAGTAGAAAGAATGCTAGGTGATGCTGGTGTTCTCGGTATTCCTGCTGAAGAAGTCAAGAAGTTAGTTGTCGAAGCAGTTAAGATTGAAGTGAAAGAAGAACTTGGTGAAAAGCATCGCGAAGAAAAGCGTGAAGATGAACGTCGTGATGCAAGACGCGATGGTGAACGTGGAGAAAAGCCTACGAATGATTTACCGGGTTCGGTGAATCGTCCAAGTCAGGGTATTCCACCTGCACAGCCAAAGAAGTAAGTAGTTAAAGTTTGATATTGAGAGAGACTGCAACTAGTTTCTCTCAATATCTTTTTCTAAAGACATAGAACCGTTGTCAACGCTTCTCGTACCCGGAATGAGTAATTGTACCAGAACCTTATACTGTCTTTACCACGGTCGATTAAAACCGTTGCAACGCTATCCTAGAGGGTAGTCTAAAGAGGACAGAGGGAGTCAGTGACAAGACGAAATAAAGGTAGAAGAAATTTCGGTACTATAAACTGCAAAGAGTGCAAGACAGAAATAGAGAAGAGGAGAAAGAATCAGGAATTCTGTAGTGACAAGTGCAGAGTTAAGTACTGGATGAAAGAACATCCAAGAGTTGTGATTACTCTACATAAGGAGAAGAAAGGAAGTTAAAGTGTACTATCAGAAGCCGACTCGCGGCGGCCGTCGTAAACTCTATTCTGGCGTAGATAAACAAGTAGAACGCAGAGTAGAACAGGATGCTATCAGATATAACTGTAGCAAATCCTTTGTTTCTAATACCATTCTCGCACGTTACTATCACATAGTCATTGAGGAGAACTATGACAGAATCAATAGACCTTCAGAAACTCGCGTACTTCGGGGCAAGAGAAAAAATCAAGTCTCTCCTAAAGGAAAAAAGAGAGATTGATTCCGATATCAATGACTTGAAGAAGTTTCTCAGGTCAGGAAAGAAACAATTTGTTAATAAGGTGGCAAAGAAGTTCAAAAAGAGGAAGATTTCAGCGGCTGCTCGAAAAATCTTCGCTCAAAATGCAGCAAAAGCAAGAGCAGCTAAGGCGGCAAAGAATGGTGATTAACGATAAGAAAGAAATCAAAGGTGACGATACAGTATTGCTTGATATCTCTGATATTAAGAGAGCCTTCAGGCGATACTTAACAGCCACAGGACTCGGAAAGAAACACCATGCTACTGAATGGTATCGTTTCTGGTACGAGTTGAAAGAGAAGGTTACTGTAGTTCCGAAGGAGAAAAATGAAATTCCCTAAAGAAGAAGGTAGCCATCATCTTATCTACAATATCTTCGATGATAAGAATGGTAATGTACACATTGGATATATTCGCCGGACCCTGAAAGGGGTCTGGCAACTCTATCTCAATGATGATTGTTCTCTTGATATCGAAGAAATGGAAGAAATCCTCAAGAAAATGAAGGACTTACAATAATGGATAAAAGAGTAGTTAGCGTTACGAAGTTTCTTATTTTCAATGAGGTAGTTAATCCTCCACCCTCTACATCCGGCCTCGCCGGGGACAATAACTACTTCATTGAGAATAAAAAAGGAGAGATTCTCGGCTATGTCAACTTCTATAAGCCGTGGAATAAGTACGTCTTTACTCCCAATATAACAATCACGACCATCTTCGATATTCAGTGTCTCCAAGCAATAACCTCTTTCATGAGAGACTTGAAAAAATGAACATCGAAAGAGTCAAGGCCGAAACAGAAAATATTAACTATCAGACAGCAGCTATGCTGACTCTAGTTAAAATCACTGATAATCTCATGAATAGTCTATGTCCTGCAGTAGTCATGTATCTTATTCATGAGATTGCAGTTCTCAAGATTATCAAAACCGTCCCTGATGAATGGGAAGATAGAAAAGAGATTCAAGACTTTCTACTTGCAAGACTTCGTAAAGAGATTCAACAGATAGAGGATGAGATTCTTCAGAAGAGGATGAATGATGATGTTTAAGATTTATTTCAAGAACTTCAATGGCGGAGAAAGTGAGAGGCATTTCGAGTTACTAGAAGAATGTTGCGTAGCATTCTTTCGTAATCTCGGCCCCTCAGTCCAGAGAATCGAACTACATGAAAAGACTGGAGAAGATTCTGAGAGATTAATCATTCAAGCCTATCGAATGGGTGAGAATGAACACTTTAAGATATCAAGAGTTTTCAACATCTTCTAATGATGAGTGTCACCTAAACACTACAAAATCGAGATTTAAGGAGTGGCCCTTGACAGAAACAAGAAAGTGTGATACAATGTCTAGGTTGAGGTCTACCCTTAAATCTCTTTATCTTGTATAAAAAGTAGAGCTATATGCCAACCGAAAAACGAGTCTTAGTAATAGACTCAACTATCCTCAATGCCCTACAGAAATGTCCTTACTATACATTTCTTTCGTTCCATAAGAATCTTCGTACCCAAATCATCGCGGAGCCTCTAGAAAGAGGTGATTTAACTCACCATATTCTAGAACACTACTATCGTTCCATTAAGGATGGAGCGAAAGTAAATGATGCGCGAGACTTTGCGGCTGATAAAGGAAGAATCAAATATCCCACTCTTCATATGGAAGTGGCAGCTTGTGAATGGATTATCCAGTCATTCTTTCTCTACGTAGAGCGTTGGAGACAGGATGGAATGAAAGTGCTTGAAGTCGAAAAGCCTTTCATGATGAAGGTTTATGAAGATTCAGAGCTAATCGTTTACTATGCTGGTAAGATTGATTTAGTGTGCGAATTGCCTATTATCGGCCGCACAGCTATGGACCACAAATCAAGAACAAGAAAGAACGACGAAACAGAACTTAACAACCAGTTCATTGGCTACGCTATCAATACAGACTCAAACGTAATCTACGTTAATGAATTCGGTTTGCAAACGTCTAAATCTCCAGAAGAAAAGTTTCGTCGGATGCCTCTCTCTTATACTGACGGAATGAAAGCTCATTGGATGAATAACATCCTGAGATATTGGATTCGTCAGTTAGACTATCATCTTCAAGAGAATGTTTGGCCCGAAGTCTGGAATCCGTGGCATTGTAAGAATTGTGTATTTGCTCCTGTTTGTAAGAGTTCTACAGAAGAAGAACGTGAACGTAAATTAAGAATGAACTATATAATCGGTGAACCGTGGGACGTTAGCGGTGCCTTAGAAGGTGAAACGAATGGTGAAAATTAAGGAGAAAACATGTCCTCCTCATAAATACAGAAGGAGGAATCTTAGTAAGGATAAAGAGAATCCATATCTAGTATTTAAGTGCATGGATTGTCCGCATTACATTAAGACGGAAATGGCAGTAGGATTAGAAGCTCGATGTTTCAAGTGTAATGGTAAGTTCTTTATAACTGCGAAGCAAGCGAGTGTAATAGCTAAACCGACTTGTCCAAACTGTGTAAGTAAGAGTGATAAAGGTAAGGCTCTTGAGGAGCAGGTAGATAACATTCTAGATACAATCTTGAAAGGTATCTAATGCTTGAGTTTCGCAAAGAGAAGAATGGGGTTTATACTATTCACGATGGAAGTATGTATATTGGAGCTATTTCTAGGAACGGCCGCCAGTATACGTTCTTAGCAGTTCCATTCTTTCCGTTTGATAAAGACAAGTTAGAACAAGTCCTAAATAGGATAAAGGAATTAGAATACGATGCCCATAACCTTGGATAAAGTGCCGATTGATAAGAACTTTCGCGCACTACTAATCGGCCCGACTGGTAGAGGAAAGACTATTGCCGCTGCTAGTTGGCCGGGAAAAACTCTTGTCATTGACTTCGACCATAGACATAAGCCAATTATTGATTGGTTTCCTGATAGACTCGGAGAGATTTCAGTAGAGGTTATCTACCCAAGTAATTATTGGGATGTATTCAAACCTCTCGTAGATAGTCTCGAATCAGGTAAGTTGAAGTTCGATAACGTAGTAGTCGATGGAATTACTACACTCTCTAACACAACCGTAGTCATGCAAATGATTGCGAAAGGTCAAGGACCAGAAAAGGGAAAGATTACTAAAGGTGGAGTAGCAGTTCCGTCTTGGGACGAATTCAATGGAGAGGCTATGTTAATCACACAGCTTCTTGAAACATTGAAGTCCATTAGATGTAACTTGTTCGTTACAGCTCACCCAGTCTCTAAAACTCGAATCGAAGGTACTAAATCAATCAAAGAAACCTCAATCATTTCATTCGGGACAAAACTCGGCCCGATGATTCCGGCTTACTTTGACGAAGTTTATGCCTTCGATTACGAGTTCGATATCAACGCTGGTAAACCAGTCAAGAGATTAGTCTTTACTTCACCCACTTCAGACTATCCTGATGTAAAGACTGCGTTAAAGGGACTTCCTCCAAAGCTGGACATTACCGGAAAGAATCTTTACGACGTAATGAAGGAGTATTTGTGAGATACTTCTGTTGGTTCTGTAAGAAGTCAGTTACTTCGGAATTACCAGATGATTCTGTTATTCGTGCAATTCTGGTCTGTCCAGAATGTATAGAACAGAAGAAAATCACAATCCCTGAGGAGGGATAATGTTCACTACATTTATCGGTGTGATTCTCGCGTTGGCTTTAGTTGGGCTAGTTATCTATCTAATCGAAACCTACATTCCCGGAGCTGCTGAGTTTAAGGTAGTAATCCGGGTGGTAGTGATTGTCATGTTAATCATTTGGATTGTTTACTACTTCGGTCCAAAGATTGACTCGATGCTTACGAGGTAAAGATGAACCTTGAAGAACAGGGAATTGTATCCACGATTGAGGAAGCTAATAGGAGATTTAACGAGCTTCTATTATTGGACCCAGAGACAGGTATGCCTCCAAAGCAAATTTGTTATGGGATTCATTTTCCTCAAGATACTAATAAGCAATTAATCCAGACTATTTGTGATACTTTTAAGCATAGTTATCAGTTCTACTCAGTAGATGGCTTAACAGTATTCGATATGAGGGATAAGGGTGCCACTGTTGGATACATGGTTTACCTGTTTAAGAAAAGTTTACTCTGATTGCTTAACCAGTTAGTCCCTGTCTGGGTAATTAGAGTGAAAATGGATTCCTACGAATACACTCGGAATAAGTAGGTCGTGACAAGCACGAGGCCCGTCCATCGAGTTCTTTTTGAGATTTACTCTTAGTAGGGTTCTAACTGAACAGAGTAAATAGTCAGACGGATACTGACTTAAAACAAAGCAACGTCTTAATTTGTGGTGACTCGACGTTAAATAGTAACCACCGTGACTCATAATGTTGGATACGATAATACCAACAGGTTTATCAGATACCTATGAGTGAAATTACTGATACGTGTCTTTGCGGCGTTGGGTTCTCACGTAAAATGAACTCACCACAATTTGGGTGTATTCACCCAAGATTGGTAGCTGTGCCGAAAGGGAGCGAACTACCAAACAATAGTTTCCTAGCCGGTTCTATGAATCAAAAACCGGTCTCTTTAACTAGGAGAGATAAAAATGATTACCGAATCTGATTTAGATGTATGGTTCTCTTATCACGCACCAACCGAGGACCAAAAAGCTCGATATGTAGAGATTCGTGCTGCTGCAAAGAGTTTAGCTCAGTGTATCTTAGCTAATACTCCGAATAGTGCAGACCAATCAGCAGCTATTCGTAAAGTCCGCGAAGCTGTAATGACTGCTAATGCAGCAATCGCTTGCGGAGAGTAAGATGAAAGTCTACATAGCAACCTCTTTTCACGATAAAGAATACGTCAAGCAAGTAGCTATGATTCTTGACGAAGCAGGACATACCATTACTTATCCGTGGTGGTATTCCAAAGAAGCTACAACTCAGGAGGCTGAGAAAGACCTTCAAGCTATTGAGGATTGTAATATAGTTCTTGGTTTGTTCGAGAAGCCCTATATCTACAAAGGCTCAATCTTCGAGTTAGGAATTGCCTACGCAATTCATAGGCCGATTCTTATTATTGGTAACGAGTTAGATAGCATGGTCTTTATGCTTCTTCCCGGAGTTACCAAAGTAAAGAATCTCAAGCAAGCTCTCAAAGTTATGAAAGACAAGATTAAGCAGGATGTGCCTGTTTAATAACCGTAAACGAAGAAAAAGAAACGAAAAGAGACAAAAGATGAAGTGGAATGTTTCGCCAAGTGATGTTTCCCGTGGTAAGCTCATCCAGAAACCGGGTTGGTATACTCTGGAGATTGCTTCCTACAATGAAGAGCAGGCCAAGAAGGGTGACTCTACAAATGCTGTGTTTGATTTCCGGGTAATTAGTGACGAACCGGGAGCCAACGGCATTGAAATCCGGGTTTGGTTCAACGAAAAAGCTCCCGGTGTTGCAGTTCCTTTCATGGTTGCTCTCGGTGCTGAGGAAAGAGAAGATGGTTCTCTCTCAGTTGAATTCGGGAAGCATCTTGTAGGCAAGCGTGTTCAGGGCTTTATCAAGCGTGGCGAATGGGATGGAAAGCCCAAGAACGAAATCGCTGAATACGCTCCCCTGAGCTAGAAACAATCTGGTTGGTCTTGGTAGTCCTCGGCCATTAAATGCTAGAAAGAGGTACTAGCAGCCAGAACTAAATGGATGCCTACTGAATATACTCGGAATAAGTAGGGGCTTTTAACAGGGCTGGGAAGTCCATCGAGCTTTTTATCCGGGGTTGGTGAAATAGGTAGACACGAGAGACTTAAAATCTCTTTCTCTCAGGAGAGTGTGGGTTCGACTCCCTCACCCCGGACTTGGTAGGGAAAGTCGGAAGTAAACTTGTTAGAAACAACAGGCTGATTAATAGGGAGACAACAATGAGAAACAGTTTTGAGACGCTCGAATATGTCCCGTACATCATGGTAGATGCAGGTGACGAAATCGTTGACGATGAAGATGACGACGATGACGATGACGAAAACACCGACGACGATGATGACGATGATGACGACGAAGATTCCGACGAAGATGAAGAAAAGAAAGACGACAAGTAATTAATCCGGGGGAGTAGGTAGAAAGTTTATCTATCTACTCCCCATTCCTTATGGAAAAAATAGAGCATTGGACTAAGGAAGTCTTAGATACTGAGGAACTCTGGTATAAGTACGAAAAGCCCTCAGTACGTAAACTTGCTAAGGTTATAGGTAAGTCTAAGTCTTGGGTAGATAAGTCTCTTAGATTAGCTATAGCCTTACGCATTAATCCTAAATTAAGAGAGCATAGAACAAGGCATACAGCCTATCGTTTCGCGTTAAAGAAAAGGAAGTTAAATAAATGAACATATCAGTTCTTACTAATCCACGAGGCGCTAATTACCGTCAGCTGAACTCGTTGAAAAAGCTCATTTCTGAACTAAAGGATGGAGAAGTTGAGATTGGAACATTCGCGCATACGGGAGACAAACAGAACCAATCGATACACTCTGTTGGAAAGGCGGCCGGGTTTAGTATCGTTATTCATCCTACTAAGTCTCCTGATATTTCTGATGGCCGCGTGCTACCTTCTGTTTCAAATACTGAAAGGAATCGCGCTCTCGTAGACAACGCGGAAGTAGTAATTGCAATTCCAATGGTAGTCTTTGAGTATGAGGATAGCCCTCTATTCAAGACGGTGAATTACGCTATCTCTAGAGCTAAAGAAGTATACCTTCTCTCTCCGAGAGGGAATGTATATCAGGTCTGGTCTACTAAAGATTCTATCTAATAGAGTGAATTCAAGTGGATTACTGCCCCGGAACAGGGAATCTCCGTTCAAAAATCATGTTGATTGGCGATTGGGCCGGTCAATCTGAGATTAATCAAAAAGAATCTCTAGTAGGTGCTACTGGAGAGATTCTAGATAGAGTTTTCTCTGAAATAGGACAACCAGATTATCGTACTGAATTCTATTTCAGTAATGTCTACAAATATCATCCCGGTAATATCTACGGAGCATTAGATAAGAATGTATTAGCAGACTCTACCCGTAAGCTCTGGGCAGAGATACAAGAGGTAAATCCAAATGTAATAGTTACGTTAGGAGAACTTCCCCTAAACGTAGTATGCGGTGTAAAAAAGGTAATGACCTATCGTGGTACGGTATTACCTAACGATAAATTTGGCTATCTTCCTAAAGTAATTCCTACCATACATCCTTTGCATCTGGCAATGCCTACTAAGGCAAGCGGAGATTACTTCGAGACAAAGAAGCTATACAATGGAATATGGAGAACTATCCTTCAATTAGATTTAGCTAAAGCACTAGAAGAAGCCAAGACTAGAGAGTTCCATCCACCTGACAGATTACTAAGAGTTGCAACTAGTTCGTTAGATGTAATTAGGTTCTTTAGAGAAAACAAAGGAAGGACACCGTATGCTGACGTGGAAACTTATAGGAGTACTCTTTGTAGCTGTCTTGGCATTAGTTTTGATAAATACGAAGGACTCTCAATCCCCCTCTTCCAAAAAGTAGGAGATATAAAGCTATGCGGAATACCACACTCAGACCTCGCAAGAATATGGCAAGAAATACAAGAGCTATTCAATCGAGTAAAGATAGCCGGCCAAAACCTGAAGTTCGACCAAGCAAAATTGGAACTATTAGGTTTCCGAATGGCAGTACTTTCAGATGTTATGTTGAAGGCACACACAGTCAATTCAGAGCTGCCTGCCTTCAGTCTAAGTTTTTTGTCATCCATCTGGACAAAGGAACCATACTACAAAGACGAGGGAAAGGAATTCAATCCAGCGAAACACGACATACGGCGATTATTTTTATATAACGCTAAAGACTGCGTTGTAACTGCCGAGATTGACGAAGCTCTTGAGCTTGAATTGAGGGAGCTTAGTGATGAATACCATACTGATTTAGTAGGGTTCTATTACAACTATGTAGTTCCTCAGCATCAATTCTATTTTGACCTTGAAAAGGTCGGATTCAATATAGATGATGGAATGAGGAATTATCTAGTTATGAAGTATGAGACTTGGAGAGATATTCTTCAAGTAAAGTTAGACACGGCCGCCCAGCGCAATATAAACATTAATTCTCCTAAGCAAGTAAACGAGTTTCTCTACGGAACCCTTAGATTACCTCCTTCTTACAATAAAAAGGGAAAGCTAAAGGGTGATGAGGATGCTATTGCCCAATTATTAAAGAATCGAGTTCGTAATGAGTCAAAAAGAGAAATCCTCAACTCTATCCTCGAATTTAGAAGAGTTAGTAAAACCCTTTCTACCTACTTGCTTTGTAAAAGAGATTACGACGGAAGGATACGTAGTCAATATCGAATTATTGGTACGGAGACAGGACGTTCCAGCACTTCTATCCTTAGTGAACCAGTCAGGCCAGAAGACATTGGTCTTGCGTTTCAAACAATTACAAAACACGGAGACATTGGAAATG